GAAGAGTATAAGATGGTAATATGAAACAAATCTTTTAAGAAAGAGGAAATAAATGACAATAGATCAAAAGCAACATGCCATTCTAAACTTATTGGCTAATGACGAATTGAATAAAGTATTATCACTTCATGGTGAAGAAGAACCACAAGTTAAGAGTCGTGAAATATCTCGTGCAGATATTGCAAATTCTTTTATGTCCAGCTCAACTGGAGATGGAACCTTCACTGAAATAGCTAGAAGTTTAGATCATAATCTTTTACAAACTATGGCAAAGGTGCCAGTTATATCTGCGATTATATCAACTAGATGTAACCAAATTGCTGAGTTTGCAAGACCATCTTTTAATGGTCAGGAACTGGGCTTCCAAATAAGATTAAAGAACAGTATCAAATCTCCTAATCAAGAGGAGATGAATGAGATTCTTAAACTCACAGATTTTATTAGAACCTGTGGAGACAGAAGGATTAACTTCGAGGAAACATTTGAATCTTTTATTCGTATGTTAGTTCGAGATTCTTTAATTTATGATCAAGCTTGTTTTGAAGTTGTACGTTCAAAAGCAGGAGATGTTATTGGGTTTTTAAATGTAGATAGTAGTACTATTAAAAGAGCCAAATTATCTCAAGAAGAAATTACTAATGGAAGGCGTGACCCTAATGGTACACACTATGTACAAGTGATAGATAATAAAGTAGTTGCTGAATTTGGTGTTGAGGAATTATGTTTTGGCGTCAGAAGGCCTAGATCAGATATTAGATATAGAGGTTATGGTTACCCTGAATTAGAAGAACTAATTAGAGTCATTACTAATATGTTAAACTCTGAAATTTATAATGCTAGTAACTTCTCTAATGGCATTAATGTTAACGGTATATTAGCAGTTAAGACAAAGATGAACCCACAGCTATTCCGTTCATTTAGAAGAGAATTTTACTCAATGTTAACTGGTGCAAACAATTCTAAAAAAACTCCATTGATTCAATTAGATCCTGACAATGATGAAGATGTTAAAGCAGTGAATCTTTCATCTACAAATAAGGAAATGGAATTTCAAGAATGGATGAATTACTTAATTAAAATAGCTTGTTCTGTATATCAAATTGATCCTGCTGAAATTGGATTTATATTTGGTACTGAAGGTTCTAGAAATACATTATATAATGCCGGGCCTTCTGAAAGAGTATTGATGAGTAAGGAGAAAGGTTTAAGACCTACACTCCGTGCAATTGAGAGTTGGATTAATAGATATGTGATTGATCAAATCGACCCACGATTTGAATTGTTCTTTACTGGCTTAGATACATTATCAATGAAGGAAAAGATTGAATTAGATGGTATGAGAGTCAGAACCTTTATGACTGTTAATGAAGTTCGTGCATTGCATGATTTGCCACCTATTCCTAATGGAAACACTATCCTTGATCAAAACTTCAATACAAGACGTTTCTACAATGCAGCAACAGATCCTGATGTTTCATATCTATATGATGTTGTTGATCCTACTACTAATGTTTTTAAAGATGAGAATAAGGATAAGAAATGAGTCTAGTACCTGATAAGTATCTGGATGGTTCCCCCAAAGGAACCAAGACAGATAGAGAAAAAGAAATTGAGGATCGTCTCAAAGGAAAGGAACATAACTATGAACCTTTACCTGGTGATGAAGATGCATCTACAAAACCTAGTAAATATTCTAAAACAGATTTTGCTGAGGCAGTTAGAAATGAAATGAAAGATAATTCAAAAGAATCTTTTATAGCAGCTGCATCTAAAATATCTGGCATATCTGAAAAGATATTAAATACAGTTCATGAAAGAGGCGCAGAGGCTTGGGCTACATCAGGACATAGACCAGGTGCAACTCAAGTTGCTTGGGCTAGAGCAAGAGTATATTCTTTTGTTACTGGTGGAAAAACAAGACTCACAGCAGATAGAGATTTATGGAACGATCATTTAAAAATGAATAAAGCAACTTCCTATACACCTCCAGAAAAGGTACGTTCAAATGCAAAGCTTGGATTAGAATTAAGAGCGAAGTATGGACGTGGTGGTTTATCTACAACTGAAGCTGGGGAACTGGGAATTGGCTCTGGCGTACAAAGAGCCAATGACCTTATGGAAGGTAATGTCTCTTTCGATACAGTTAAAAGAATGAAGGCTTTTTTTGATCGACATTCAACATATAAAGATAAACATGAAAAAGATCCACCAAGTAATAGTTATATCTCTTGGTTACTTTGGGGTGGTGATGAAGGTTACGCTTGGGCTAAACAAATAGTAGAACAGGAGAATAAGGACATGAAAAAAGATTTATTTTATTCTTTGTTTTTAAGTTTTGAACAAGAGATGATTGAAAAGAATAATCGAGTATGGACACGTCCACCAATGAGATTCGATTATAGCGGTTTAGTTAAACCTAAGAAAAAGGCTGGTCCTTTAAAAACACCCGAAGAAAGAACCGAACCTTTACATCGTAACCCAAGAGAAGATGATCCTTCTTTACCGTTGAGAGATAGAGTTAAACGCCAACAAAAACATGGTGGTAAATTTGAGTTTATAAGAGCTGTGAATTATATTACTGGAGCAGATACGAGTATCTTGGATAAACTATTCACTGATGCACTTACTGAATATTTCTCAACTAAAGATAAGCAAGCTACATCTGGAATGGAGTTTGCGATGAATAGAATATTTGATTGGCTTGATAAAAATCCCGAACAATTGAATATTAAAAAAACTAGTAGTTTCTCTTTGATTGATATAAACAATGATTTGAAATTAAAAACAGAATCACTTATTCTTAATAAAAAATAACGGAGATTAAAATGCCTTTTGAAAATCAACATGCTGCCAGAATAAAAGATCCTGAACAGTTTAAATATTTCAGGACTGTTAAAAGAGATGTATGGCCTGATGGTATTACTGCTATTATGGGATGGTCTAAAGATGATATGTCAGATATGTCTTATCAAGCCTTCCGAGCTGATTCATCAAAGATTAGTTTTGATGAATTTAAACAATGGTTAGATACTAATATAGAAGCGAAGATATTAGAAATAACTGAAGCCACTGAATCTGATAATGAATCAGATAAAGAGGAGGTTATAGAATTATCTTTATTTACTAACTGGTCTGAGATTCAACTTGTTAAGAGTATAGATGAACAACAATGTGAAGATGATGATGAAGGAATTATCTATGTTGGTGGTATTGCCAGCGCAGAAACAACAGATCATTCTGGAGAGATTATTTTACAAGACGGTTTGGATTGGGAGTATTTCTTAAAGGAAGGATTTTTTAATTGGGAACATCATCAAGGACCTGAGAATATATTAGGTGCGCCGACTAAGATACAAAAGATGTTTTTAGAAGATGGAACTAAAGCTACATATGTAGAAGGTAAGTTGCTAACTACAACTGAAAAATCTAAATCAGTAATTGAAACTATCAAAGCTTTGGAACAAGCTAAATCTTTGAATAGAAAGATTGGATTTTCTATAGAAGGTGTTATACAATCTAGAGATGTTAAAAACCCAAAGATTGTAACTAAAGCTAAGATTCTAAATGTTTCTGTAACTGCACACCCATGCAATAGAACTGCGGAATTAGAGTTATTAACTAGGAGCGTCATGTCTTCATTACAAAAAGATTCTGTTGCGTATCAGGAACCTGCGCAACCAGCCGATGCTGGAATATCTAATTTGGTTCCTCAATCATTAGAGAATGATGTTGCATCTGCTACCTTTGGAACTAAAGATAAAAAAACTAGAAGAAAAAGAACAAATAAGAAAGAAAATTTAGATGCTGGGATTGACATATCAAACAAAGATGTTGTACAAGGAGAGATATATCAAGAACCTACCACTAATGACACGAGACAAGTTATGATCAGTCTTCAACAATTAAGAAAATTAATTTCAAAAATATTTTCAATGGATAATGAACATAGCTTGAAACTTGCAATGAAACTTCTTAATATGTGTAAGAATAAATAATAAATACAGGAGATGAAACAATGAATGTAGATAATGAAAATGTTCAAGTGACAGATCCAGTAGTAGTAGACAATTCTATTGTTACTGATGATGTTACTGTTGAATTATCTAAAGTTGAGGATCTATTAGTTGATATGCGTAAGTCTATTGTGGATAATGCTAATACAGAAGCACTTCTTAAAAGTGCTGATGATTTAGTTATGAAGCAACAAGATCAAATGCAACAAATGATTGATGCTATTCCTCAATTAGTTAATGGTGCACTTGAAAAGATTGGTGAAATGTGTAAAGCTGTAGAAAGTAATATGGCTATTCTCAGTTCTGCATTTGAATCAATGAAGGCTATGATGGAAGGAAAGATGGAAGAATCTTATAAGAGTCTCCAAGCCCAACCATTAAAGAAAAGCTTTAGTGCTGTTCCAGAATCACACCCACTTGATAATCGTCAACAAGCTGTTGTAAATTCTCAAGATATTATGACCAAAGCTTTGGATGAATTAAAAGTAAGTCCAGATGTTAATCGTCGTAATGAACTTCGCAAGGCTATTTGCATGCTAGAGTCAGGATATTCCTTCGATAGTGTTGCAAAAGATTTTAAAATCAAATAAACTAATAACCAAATAATTTAGAAACAATTTGAAAGTCATAGGAGAAAAAATATATGAATTTCCCTGCTATTAACGATTCTATTCCAGTAGAAGATTTGGCCAAATTAAACGAATCTCTACGTAAGGGCCTTGGCGCTGAAGCTGGTTACCAAACACCAGCCGGTACTTCCGCTGGCACCCTCAGTCCTTTAGTTCCTCAATCAATTGAGAATGTTCTTGCTAGTGCAACTCACACCATGAATGAAATTGTTCTTTGGAAGAATATTCCTAAAGTCAATGTTAGCCAAAACCTTCATGAATATGTTGTTATTAAAGATCATGGTTATGATGTTGATCCTTTTATTGGTGAAGGTGGCGGTTCCGAAAGTGAATTTGCTACAAACGCTTCTTCATATGAAAGAAAATCTGTTAAGATCAAATACATGGCTGAACGTAGACAAGTATCTGATGTTGCTTCTTTGATCGGTTTGATTGGCGACAATCGCCAAGCTATTGCTGAAGAAACTGAACGTGGTACACTTGCTCTTATGCGTAAAGTAGAAAAGCAAATTTGGCACGGTGATGAAGATGTTAACCCATTAGCTTTTAATGGTATTATCAAGCAAGTTGAAAGAACTGGTGCACGTGCTGCTGATGGTTCAGGTGCTTCTTTCACAAACTTCCAATATGATCTTGAAGGTAAGGCTCCAACACCTTTACTCTTGCAAGAAATTCTTGGTGAAATTTATTCTGCTCCTAACTATGGTCGCCCAGATACAATTTATGTAGAACCTCGTATCCATGCAGAATTGATTAAACAAGCTACTGAACATGGCCGTCATGATCAATTCATGGTTCAACAACAATCAAGTGGTTTGACCTTTGGTGCTGCTCAACTTTCTATCATGGCTCCTTATGGTGCTGTACCTGTAGTTGCTGCTCCATTCCTATTCAAGTCT